TCAAGCATCGAGTCTTCCGAAAATCAACGGTCGCTGCATGATCAGGTTGAACTGATTAAGATCCAACTCACTCGGCCAGGAGGATTCACACGCCGGATTCGGGAGCGCCTTCACCCAGCGGCAGGTGTGCGATAAGCGCGAAAAGCGCGGTAAGGCCTCCCTCCACCCCAGCCTTCCGCGCTTTTCAATCAAGAGCCGAGCAAAGACCTCCTTTTCAGTTGACGAATGAACACGAAGCTTGATATTCAATGGGCGAGCGCTGGCGAAGCGTTCCGTGCGGGCATACCCGCAATCCCACCTGGGCATTCACCCGAACTATGAACAAAAACATACGAATCGAAAACCCTGTGTCCGGGTGCGAGTTCACGTCGAAGAATCGCGCGCAGCGTTTCATAAAGCAGGGACGGGCGGAGTGGGTCCAGACTGGAGTTTCGATACGGTTTGTTCAATCAGATCACCGCCACAGCTCCGCACAGAAAACTGTGGACCAGACGCGCTATTGGTACGAGCGATCGGCGAACACCGGCTTGGCGCAACTTGCAGAACTGGCGAACTTGCCGATGATCTCGCCAGCCGTAGCCCTGGGAATCGGGCGACGGAAGGGTGCCAGCAGACACACGTTTTTGGCGACTCAGGGGCCACGATGATCGCTGCGAGCGGCCAACCTGAACGGAGGTATGTACTTCCCCAAGGGTCCAAGTGATATCATCCCTTACGATTCATCGGAAGGAAGACGAGGCCCGAGGGTGACATATCAAATCGTAATGTGCGGCAAAGAAGGCTTGGTCGTGGCTAGCGACAAGCGCGAACTCAGGGAATCCGGCGGCATCGATCAAGTGGGTCATGGGTTCAGTGCCAACATGCTATCGAAGATTTACATCAATAGCGCGCATAGTCTGGCATGGGCGTTCGCGGGTGGTGAAATCAGTAGAATCGCTGCAGCGTACCTTGACGATGCCTTCAACAATGCATCTTCCGATCTTTCAATCGAGGAAGTAAAACAGACGATAGTGCAGTGTGGAAACAGCGCATGGAAAGATTATGCTCGTGGCCCCCAACAGGCTGTTGTTACGCTCGTGATCGGCCCAACAAGGACAATTCTACGCGCTACGATCACACCAACTACGGTGGTAGATGAGCTGAGTGGTACTCATCCCGTCTTCGCTGGCCAGGCGCACAGTCAAGCAAGCCTACTTCCGACTAGATTCTATTCGAGAGACATGACCATCCCGGAATTGGCATTCTTAGCTGGATGCACGATCCGCATGGCCCACGAAGCTGATCCGCAGATAATCGACGGATTAGATATTGCCGCATATCGTGACGCCACCAAGAGCTTCGAGTTGCTGGACCCAACTCTCTACTGGGATCGTGCAAAAGAAATTGACGCAGTGGTGATGGAATGCATTCGCAGAAACAACCCTGCGTAAAGTACGTGCCTTCCGAACTTGAAGGCCCTCGGCCAGGATATCCCCCGTTCGCGTATCGCATGGGTCAACTCTGCAGGCGAAAAGGGCACGTCGCCTGGATGCGCGGGGCATTTCGTGGCAGCACGGCGCGCCCGAGGAAGTCGGTGGCCCAACCGGCCAACCTGGAACCAGACGGCGCGACACGTAGCGCCCGGGCGCGAAACAGTGGCGTCCCGTGCGCGACTTCGCGGGTTTCACGAACGCCCGGCCCGGGTTTCAGGGACCTGACTTGCGAGGCCGCGGCCGCGGGTCGGATGGCGGCGGAGTTTGCCTAGTTAGTTGCTTAATTTCAGGTTGTCACCGTGCATTTAAATCGTTGATTCTTCGAGACTGGGCCTGATTTTCCCAGGTTGTCACCCCCTTTCAAGTTGTCACCCATGCGCAGCCCCAAACAAATCAAACCGCAGTCCCCGTCCTTCGCCGTCGAGTGGTGGCTGATTGGCCGCGTCACGCCGTATCCGAACAACGCCAGGGTGATTCCGGCGTCGGCAGTTGAGAAGGTCGCTTCCTCCATTCGAGCCTTTGGGTGGCGTCAGCCGATCGTGGTCGATGCCGATGGCGTGATTATCGTCGGGCACGTTCGGCTGCTGGCCGCGCAGTCAATGGCGATGACCCAGGTTCCCGTTCACGTCGCGCTCGATCTCACGCCCGGCCAGGTGAAGGCGTACCGGCTCATGGACAATCGGTCCCATGATGAGGCGACGTGGGATTTGGATCTGATCGGGCCGGAACTTCAGAGCATCCAGGAACTGGACAGCGATTTCGATCTGGCGCTGACCGGGTTCGATCAAGATGAGCTCAACGCCTATCTGTTCCCGGAGGAGGAAACCACCGGGGAAGAGGATCTGGTTTCGTTGCCGCCGGTCGTGCCGGTCACTCGGGCCGGCGACCTGTGGCTCTGCGGCGAGCACCGAGTGCTCTGCGCGGATTCGACGAGCCCGGAGGCGGTGGCCCGGTTGCTCGGTGATCGCAAACCGTTTCTGATGATCACGGACCCGCCTTACGGAATCGAGCTGGATTCAGAGTGGCGCGATCGTGCCGGACTGAACGGCTGCGGACCTGCAGAGGCGAGTTACATGAAGCACCGCACGGAGGGTCACACGCAAACGGAAATCTCGGGCGACACCCGCGCGGATTGGTCGGAAGCCTTCGCGCTGGTGCCGAGCCTCGAGGTGGCCTACGTCTGGCACGCATCGAAGTTCACGCGCGAGGTTCTCGATGGTTTGCTGGGAATCGGTTTTCTGCATCACCAGCAGATCATCTGGAACAAGGGACGCACCGTGCTGACGCGCACGCACTACTGGTTCCAACATGAGCCGTGCTGGTACGTCCGAAAAAAGAACGCGCCATGGTTCGGGAAGCCCGGCGAGAACTCCACCATCTGGGATTCTCCGTCGCCGAAGTTCATCATGGGCGGATCGGACGAGGAGAAACTCGATCACCCCACGCAAAAACCCGTCGCGCTGATGCGGCGGCCGATTCTGAATCACACCAAGCTTGGCGAACTGGTGTACGAGCCGTTCCTCGGCAGCGGCACCACGCTCGCCGCGGCGGAGTTGACGGAGCGCGTCTGCTGCGGCATTGAACTCGATCCGAAGTACGTCGATGTGGTGGTCGAGCGATGGCAGCGGCTCACGGGCACGGAAGCAACGCTCGATGGTGATGGCCGGACGTTCGAGCAGATGAAGGCCGAGCGTGTGGGGATCGCCGCATGAATCGCCCGATGCCACCGCGAGATCGGGGAGGTCGAATCGCTGATCCTGTCCGGGCACCCCGATCTTCAGGGCCTGTGCCTCGCGCTCTCGGACTGGTCAGCGGAGTTGAGGATCATCGAACGCGATGTTGGTTCCAGTTGAAGTTCTGATTGCTGGCACTGGACTTGCCACTGGCCTGGTCGGCTCCTACGTGGGTCTTAAGAACCGCGTCCTCCTTGCGGAGGTTCAAAAGGAAGCTGCCGAATTGGAAACCCGAATGGTCTCCAGGATCTGCAACATTTATGTACGCGCCGGAGAGTGCCGTTTGCAAGAAGACCAGGTGAGGGACGCATTATGCAAGCTGGCTGAGGAAGTCCGCGGCCTCGCGCAGCGTCATCCGCACCAGAAGCATGAACGAGAAACGCCGCCGGATCGTTGAACCCGGCGGCGTGATGGTGGGGAAGTTCTACTTGGCGGTTTTGTAAACGCGGTCGCCCGCGTCGTTCTTCGAGGACTCAATATTGATGCTGTGCTTCTTGGCGGCGATGGAAATGAAACCCCTGACGCTGTGGGCCTGCCAGTCGGTGGCCTTCATGATCTCGGCGAGGGTCGCGCCCTTGGCGCGGGCGATCATGTCCAGGATTTTCGCGCCTTTGCTCTCGGCGCGCGGGGCGGTGGCTTTGCGTTCGGGCTTGGCGGCTTTCTTCGCGGCCTTGGCTGCCTTCTTCGGCGCAGCGGCTTTGGCTTTGGCACCCTTGGCGGTTTGCTGGCCCTTGGGCGCGCCCTTCTTCTGGGTGGCAGCCGTCTTCGAGGCGGCCTTCGCGAGCGCAATGGGCGCGCCCTGTTCCGCAACGGCGGCGGGTTGGGTGGTTTCTGTGGCTTCGTGGTTCTTCATGGTCTTTAATCCTTTCCGTTCAAGTGCTTGCGCGTCTTCGCGCACCACGATTCATCACTCCGTTTGAACCGGAAAGCAAGGCGAATCTTTCTTCCAATGGGGATCTCTTTACGGGCTTACGCAAAGGCGCGCGGATGCAGCCTGACCGCTGTTCAGAAAGCCATCGCCACCAAACGGATCACGAGACTCCCAGATGGCAGCATCGATGCGGAGCGCGCCAACCGGGAGTGGTCTAAGAACACGTTCGCCGGGCAGACGGTCCGCGAAGCTGCCGCCACGCCGGAGCGGCTTCCGCCGATGCACGAGTCCCCGGCTCCGACCGGCGATCCGGTCACTGCTTACTTGCGGGCACGCGCGGTCAAGGAGAGTTTTCAGGCGCGAACGGCCGAGCTTGATTATAAGGAGCGCGCCGGGAAGTTGATCGAAGCGACGCGTGCTTCGGAGTACGCGGCCACATTCTCCGCGATCGTCAAGGACGGCCTGATGGCGATGCCGGATCGCCTGGCTCCGATGCTGGCGGCGGTGGATGACGAGAAGACGATTCATCGAATGCTGGGAGCTGAGATTACTGCCCTCTTGCGGAAGGTGAGCAAGTCGGTCGCGGACGCGGGTCTCTGAAGATGCAGCCGTTCTCGATTCACGAAGTGGGCGCCGCGGCGATGCTGCCACCACGCGACATCACGGTCGCGAAGTGGGCCGACGAGAATCGTGTGCTCACCGGCGGTGCGGCGGCCGAGCGCGGGCAGTGGCACACGCGTCCGTATCAGCGCGAGCCGATGGAGGTGCTCAGCCCAGCGCATCCGTGCCGGCAGGTCGTGTTGCTTTCGGCGGCGCAGCTTCTGAAGACCGAAGTGCTGCTGAACTTCATCGGCTTCATTGCCGACGTCGATCCGGGGCCGGTGCTGGTGGTCGAGCCGCGCGCTGAAGACGCGAAGGCGCTCTCGAAGGATCGCGTGGCTCCCATGTTCCGCGCCACGCCGGCTTTGCGCGGGAAGATCGCGCCCGCCAAGTCGCGCGATTCGAACAACACCACGCTGCATAAAGTTCTCGCCAACGGCGAAGGACACATCACGTTCACAGGTGCGATCTCGCCGTCCGGTCTTGCGATGCGGCCAATCCGGTACGCGCTGCTCGACGAGATTGATCGTTATCCGGCGAGCGCAGGCACGGAGGGCGATCCGGTATCGCTGGCCATCCAACGCACCTCCGAGTTCGCGCATAACAAGAAGATCGTCATGGCGTCGACGCCGACAATCAAAGGCATCAGCCGGATCGAGTTGGCGTGGCTTGAAAGCGATCAGCGCGATTACTTTGTGCCGTGCCCGAAGTGCGGGGAGTACCAGGTGTTGGTGATGGGAGACGGAACCGGACCTGGACTTGTGTGGACGGAGGGGAAACCGGACGAAGCGGCGTATCGCTGCGCCGGATGCCGCGAGCTGGTCCCGAACCACGAGAAGGCGCGGATGGTCGAGAGCGGCGAGTATCGCGCGCAGAATCCTTCGTCGCCGATTCCGGGATTCCGTGTCTCGCAGTTGATCTCGCCGAAACGGAGTTGGGGGTCGATCGCGGTCGAGTTCCTCGCGGCGAAGAAGTCGCCGGAGACGCTCAAGGCGTTCGTGAATACCGTCCTCGCCGAACTGTGGGAAGAGAAGCACGAAACTCCGATGGATGAGCGCGCGCTGTGGAATCGCTGCGAGCCGTTCGAGGCCGAGGCGCCGGAGGGAGCCGCGCTGATCACCGCCGGCGTGGACGTGCAGGCGGATCGGCTCGAGGTGGAGCTCGTCGGATGGGGGCGCGACGAGGAGTCGTGGTCGATCGCCTATCACGTGATCCCCGGCGACATCATGCGTAACGAGGTGTGGGATCAACTGGAGAGCCTGCTCACTTCCGAGTGCATGCACGATTCCGGCCTGGGCATGCGCGTAGTTGCGGCGGCCATCGATTGCGGATTCAAAGACGCGCAGGTACTGCGGTTCACGCGCGACCGCTATGCGCGCCGCGTATACGCCGTGAAAGGACGTCCGGGCCAAACTCCGATCTGGCCGCGCAAGCCGAGCCGGAAGAATCAGACGCCATTCTTTATGGTCGGGGTCGACGCCGCGAAGACGGCGATCTATGACCGGCTGAAGATCCAGGAGCCGGGACCGGGATTCTGCCATTTCCCGCTTGGCCGCGAGCTGGAGTACTTCGAGCAGTTGACTGCGGAGAAGAAATTCACGCGCTATCACAACGGCTTCCCGAAGCAGGAATGGAAGAAGGCCGCCGGCGCGCGGAACGAGGCGCTCGATTGCCGGGTCTACGCCTACGCGGCGCTGTACGCGCTGTACGCGAGCGGGTTGCGGCTGGGTGCGCACTGCGACAAGTTCGCGCAGATGGCGGGTGGTCGACGCGCTGAGCCCAAGCCGGCGATGCCGCCTCAGGAACAACATCGGCAGCAGCCGACGGGAGGCGTGCCGCCCGCGCTCATTGAGCGGACGACTCCCGAGCCGTGGGTCCCACGGAGGAACTGGTTCTGATGGCACTCACCACGTTGACCGTCGCTCAACTGACTTCGAACCTGAACGCGCTGTACATGGCGCTGGGGAACCCGACGCTACGCGCGCGTTTTCCCGATGGACGCGAAGTGCAATATCGAACCGTTGACGATATTCGGAAGGCGATCGCCGAGACCGAGGACGCGATCCGGGAGGCCAGCGCCCAGAAGACCAGCAAATCCACGCTTGCGGAGCATCGGCGCGGGGACGGCCCCTACGTGGCGGGGTTCCCTTGGTGGGAGTAATGGTGACGCCGCGGCATGTAGTCTCCCGCACCCCCGATATCGTGCGTCCGGGTTGGATCCGACGAAAGTCGCACCTCGTTATTCGGCGAGGTTCATGTTGGTGAACTGCCTTCACTATTAGGGCGCATCGACTCGCCTACTTAATACAGGCGCGGTGGGCAGCCACGTGCGAGGATTCTGACAACTCTTCCATCGCGACAGTTCGGCCGCAAAAGTGACACTTGACTTCTGACCCGCCGCTTTGAAATCTACGGACGTCGTTAGAGGTCGGCATAAATGTAACCGCCTCAGTCAGATGCTTTTCTCCAAACTGATCAACCAAGATGACTTTTCTTTTTAAGGCTCTCCCCGGCTTGGCGATGATAGGCCGTACACCCAGGTGAATCACCTGAGGCTGGCCATACGGCCCAGCAACAACTAGAGGTAAGAACGGAAACGCCGGTTGCGTCCCTTCCAGGTACGCTTTGACGATTTGAAGAGAGCTCTCTGCCCGATGAGCGAGGTTGGCATGAAACGTTAAGTTCAGCGTTGGTGTATTCGCAGCGGCCGCGATCCCCCATCTCGGCTCTGGGACAGGGAGCACAACAATTCGGAGATCGATCTTGCTGTCACGCTTGTTTCTTAATCTGACGACAATAACTGCCGCGATTGCGAACGCGAAGAGAACTAAAATGACCACCCAGAGTGGAATTCCTCGACCGAGAAGCTTTTTCCAGAACTCGATTATCCCGGCGAGGCCGTTTAACGGCGTTCCATCGAATTTCGCTTTGATGATAGGGGCAGCAACCCAGCCGATTGCCGGGACTGCAAGCGCGCCAAGCGGTTTCAGGAACTTACGCATTGCATTAATTATCAGCCTTTTACAGTATGCCGCCGCGACGTTATGACCAGAACTTGAAACGCCTCGCGAGGGAAGTTTGCAGCACGGCCAGTACGCTCGACAAAAATACAAGTCGATGAGAATCAACCCAACCGTGATCCAGTGCGACTGCGGATCGCCAGTACTCATTTTGAACGAGCAGGGCATGTTCACCTGCTCGAATCCGCAGTGCGTGAACTTCGAGAAGGTGTTTAAGCCGGTCGAGGTCAAGGCGGTTCGCTCGCAGAAGACGTACCGGGAAACTGTATATACGGCGGCGGAATGAACGTTCTCGATCGGGCCATCAACTTCGTTGCGCCTCGCTATGGGCTGCGGCGGACGCAGGCGCGCATGGCGCTGGAGTTGACCGAGGGTTACATTGAGCGGCACGCGTCGCGCTTTTCCTACGACGGGGCAACCGCGGGACGGCGCGCTTACGGCTGGTACGCTCCCTCGACCGACGCCAACGTCGAGTTGATGGGGTCACTGGTGTGGCTCCGCAACCGAAGCCGCGATCTGATCCGCAACAATCCGTATGCGTCGAAGGCCATCGAGGAGCTGGCCGGCAACACGGTGGGGACCGGCATCGTGCCGCAGGCGAAGACGGGTGATGCGGGCCTTGACCGAATCATCGATGCCGAGTGGCCGTACTTCGTAGAGAACTGCGACACCCCGCAACGGCTGGATTTTTATGGGATGCAGTCGCTGATCATGCGCACGGCCGCCGAGAGCGGCGAGGCCATCCTGCGGTTCCGGCCGCGCCTGGCGAAGGACAACCTGCGCGTGCCGCTGCAGCTCCAGATCCTGGAGGCCGATTTTCTAGACCAGACCAAAACGATGGGCACGGTCAATGGCCACATCATGCAGGGAGTCGAGTTCGATCTGCTCGGACGGCGGTCAGCGTACTGGCTGTACACGTATCATCCCGGCGGCGTTCTGATTCTGAATCCGCGCGGCGGAATCCTGAGCCAACCGATTCCCGCCGAGCAGGTGCTGCACACGTATCGGGTGCTGCGACCCGGACAGGTGCGCGGCATTCCGTGGCTGCATCCGGTGATGATGGCGCTGCGCGATCTCGATGACTACGCCGACGCGGAGCGGGTGCGGAAGAAGATCGAAGCCTGCGTGGTGGCAATGGTCACGCAGCCGGAAGGTATCGACGGCTCGACGCTTGGCCTTCAGGGGAAAGACCCGCTGACGCGGAATCCGGTCGAGTCGTTTCAACCCGGTATGACCGCGTACCTGAAGCCGGGTGAGGACGTGAAGTTCAACAATCCTCCGGTCGCGGGCGGCTATCGCGAATACAAGATGACGGAGTTGCAGGGGATCGCGGCGGGGCTGGGGATTCCTTACGAGATGCTGGCGGGCGATCTGTCGCTGGTCAATTATTCGAGCTGGCGGGGCGGGCAGTTGGGGTTCCGCAACACCATCGAAGGATACCGGTGGCTGACCCTGATTCCGATGTTCTGCATGCCGGTGCGACGGCGCGTGATCGACACGCTGGTGCTGTTGGGCAAGGTCCCGGCGAAGGCCGTCACTGATCCGAAGATCAACCTGTACGGCACGCAGTGGACGGCTCCTCGATTTGAATCGGTGGACCCGGTGAAGGACGCCGAGGCTGCGCTCAAGGACATTCGCATCGGGCGTGTGACGTGGTTTGAAGCGGTGGTGGCCAATGGATTCGACCCTAACGCGCAGATCGAACAGATCGCCCTGTTCAACAAGCTGATGGACAAGTACGAAATCATCCTCGACTGCGATCCGCGCAACATGACTCTGCGCGGCCAGGAGCAGCCCGCCGGGACCGAGGAACGAACGCCCACAAGCAAGGCGGTCGGAGGTGCGCCGAGGCCCGCGAATCAGTCGGCGAAGCTCGCCGATGAAGATCTGGGAATGATCAAGGAACTGCTCGTGGCTGGCGCGACGAACCGCGCGCGTGGATGGGAATCTCCCACGCGGATGTACCTCACCTAATCACCAGGAGAAATCTATGAGCGACCCACGAGGCGAGTACTTCGCCGCGAGTGACGAGGAGATCTCGTTCGTTCCGACCACGCTCGACGCGGACGAACGCACCGTCGATGTCGTTTGGTACGGCGGCGCGACGGTCCCGAGAACCGATCCCGACACCGGCGATGAGTACATGCTGCAGCTCGATATGGACGGCGCGCGACTGGACCGGCTGAACAACGGCGCTCCGGTGTTCGACAACCACATGAACGGAACCGATGTTCGTTCGGTGATGGCGAACAAGTCCGGCACGCGCGCGCAGATCGGCGTCGTGCAGAAGGCTTGGGCGGATGGTCCGAAGGGGATGGCCACGCTCAAGTTCCGGCCGGAGGGTCAGGATCAAAACAGCGACCTGGTCTGGTCAGGAATCCAGTCTGGAATTATTCGCAGTCTCAGTTTCGGCACTTGGCTCTACGCCAAGGAGCCGCAGGACGCCAGCAATGGCGCGACCAGCAATGTTTTCACGGCGACCGATTGGGAGCCGTTTGAGATCTCGGCGGTGAACGTACCGGCGGATTTCACCACCACGTTTTTGTCCGCGACACCTTTGTCAGCTAAAGCCGCGGATCACACTCGGGCAACTCGCCCAATTAAGGAGACCATCGTTATGGAAACGACGACTCAAGCGGGCGGAGATGCCCGTAATGATCAGGTAGTGCTCGACGCGGCGCGCGCCGAGGGAACGAGGCTGGAGCGGCAGCGCGTGAGTGAAATCACGTCGCTGGGCACCAGTTTCAAGTTGGAGAAGCTCGCAGCTTCTCTGGTGACGGCGGGAGTCTCGATCGAGGACGCGAAGTTGCGGTTCGGTGGGGCTTCCGAGATCCGAACGATTGGAACACCAATGTTGAAGTACGGCGTTCCACAGCAGTTCATCGACGGGCTGATCGATCAAGGCGTGACGGTCGATGCAGCTCGCGCGAAGATCCAGGACGAGCTGGCAGCGCGGGCGAACCAGACTCGCGAGGGCCGCGAGTTCCAGCCGCGAAGCGAGGTTGTGATCACGCGCGACGCTAACGAAACGCGCCTCGCCTGCATGCAGGAAGCGCTGGTGCTGCGCTGCAATCCGCAGTTCTACATGCAGAAGCGGCGGTCGTTCGGGGGAGAGATGGAGTTTCTTCCGGGCGGCGGGTCCGAGATGCAGCGGCGCGCCGAGGAGATGGGCCGTGAGTACGTCGGCTTCTCGCTCCTGGAGATGGCGCGCGAGAGCCTGGAGCTGCGCGGCGTCAACACGCGTGGCATGGACAAGATGACCATCGCAACCAAGGCGCTGATCCAGTACGACGGCAAGGTCGAGATCTTCGGCGGCGGTGCGGAGTCGACCAGCGACTTCCCGTCGATCCTGGCGAACGTCGCGAACAAAACGCTGCGCCAGTCTTATGAAGCCTATCCGCAGACGTTCAAGCCGTTCTGTCGTCAGGTGACCGCGCCGGACTTCAAACCGATCAACCGCGTGCAACTGTCGGATTCGCCCGCGTTGCGTCCGTTGAATGAAAAGGGCGAGTACACGCGCCTGACGCTCACCGACACGAATCAGAATTATTCACTCGCGACCTATGGCGGCGTCGTGGCGCTGACCCGCAAGACGATCATCAACGACGACCTGCAGGCGTTCACGCGGATTCCGGCGGTGCTCGGTGTCGCGGCAGCGCGCAAGCAGTCGGACGTGGTCTGGGCCATCATCACCGGCAACCAGGTGATGCAAGTGGACAACACGGCGATGTTTGCGACCGCGCACAACAACCTGCTGACCGGCGCCAACAGTGCGCTGGCGCTTGGGGCGGGCAATCCGGTAACGGGCATCGCCGCCGGGCGCGTCGAGATGCGCACGCAGACTGGTCCGCAGGGCACCCCGCTGAATCTGATTCCGCGGTATCTGCTGGTTCCCGCCGCGCTCGAAACGCTGGCGCTGCAACTGATCTACCCGATCCAGTTAGCCGCCAACCAGATCACCGGCGTGGTTCCCGAGTGGATTCAGGGACTGGTGCCGATCGTGGAACCGCGTCTTGACGTGAACAGCACGACCGCCTGGTACATGGTCGCCGATCCGACGCAGATCGACACCATCGAGTACTGCTTCCTCGAAGGGCAAGCGGGCGTGTACTTCGAAACGCGCCAAGGCTTCGAGGTTGATGGCATCGAAATGAAAGCGCGCATGGATTTCGCGGCTGCAGCGATCGATTATCGCGGGCTGCAGAAGAACGCTGGGAGCTAAAGAGGAGAGGAGAATTTAACATGAAAAACTACATTCAACGCGGAGAAACGGTCACCGTCACTGCACCCTACACGGTGCTCTCGGGCGGTGGCCTACTCGTCGCCGGGACCGGCCACATTTTCGGCGTGGCGGTCAACAACCAGAGCAGCGGCGACAGCACCGAGGTCCTGACCGAAGGGGTGTTCGATCTCGCCAAGGACACGAGTACCTTTGCCGAGGGCGATTACGTGTATTGGGACAACACTGTGAAGCTGTGCACCTCGACCACGACCAGCAATACAAAAATCGGTGTGGCTGCGCTGACCACGCCGAGTGGAGTGAATGCGCCCGGCGGTCTGTCGGGCGATCCCACCGTCCGCGTAAGGCTGAACCAGTCCTTCTAATCATGTCGGACTGGTCCACAATCGACGCGGCGGCGACCGCCGTCATGCAGCGGACGTTCGGGGAGCCAGTCGTTTATCAACCGGTCGAGTCCGGTGCTGCGGTTGGCTCGCCGTTGACGATCACGGCGATTCGCCATGCCCGTGAGCGCGAGGAGTCGGGCGCGACAGCGGGCTTCGAAGAGATTTCGGTGAACCCATCCGACTTTTCGAATCCGCCGGCGAAGGGCGATTGGGTGACCGCCTGGGGCACGCAATATGTGGTGACGACGCTGCGCCAGCCCGACGCCTACGGCATGACCGCCGTCACCCTTCTTAAACGTACGTGATCAATCCGAAAACGATACTCGGCGAGTGGGTGACCGCGCTTCGATCCTGCCCGGACTTGGTCACCGCGATCGGCGGCAACTCGGAAAACATCTGGGCGTTCATGGAAGGGCTCGCTGATCACAACAATCTTCGGCTGGCCATTCTTCAGATGCTGCCAGGCTCAATCCTGGTCGCGTGGAACGGAACCACTCCGCGGCGACTGACCGGCGGTGCGCTGCACTTCGCGCATCGCTTCTCAATCTATCTGCGGGCGCCGGAGCAGAACTCGACCGCCACGTATGCCGATCTGTTCTGGCTGATGGTGAGCGCGATACCAACGGGTGCTCCCTCGTGGTCATCGCTCTTGCATTTCCAGATCGACCCCGACTGCTACCCAATGGACCTGGATCTTCCCTCCGCGCAGCGAAACACGGTGGTGGTGAGCGCGGACGGCGCGACGCTCGATTATTTCGAAGTGCAGGCAACGCTGGTCGAGCAAAACAATCCCGGTGGGGAATGAAGGAGAACGTTATGGACTGGGTGTTCATGGAATCGCCGACGGGCGAAGTAAAAGAAGTCGAGGCGACCGCCGCATCGCTCACGCCGCTTATGGTCGCGGGTTGGCGTCAGGTTCCCGCGCCGGCGGCCACGGGACCAAGACCGGCAGCTCCGGTTGAGGAGAAACAATAGCATGGCGAATATCAACGAATTAATGGAAGGCTGGGGCTTCGGAAAGCAGACCGCTATCGGGACGGCGAATGCGTCGGGGACGATCTGGCGTCACACCAACCTCAATACCAAGCCGTGGGCGAAGGTCCCGGTGAACGAGGATGACAGGGCGGAAAACGGCAAGGGCCACGAGTTCCCCACGCAGCTTTTCAGGTCGCATTACAACATGCCGACCTTCGAGATTTCGAAGTACGCATCGTCGGAGTTTCTCGCCTGGGCGATGTCCTTCTCGCTGGGCAACGTCACGTTGAGCGGCAGCGGTCCCTATACGTATGTCATTGTTCCGGCTCTGGGAGCCACGAACGCGACTGGCCTCGAGTTGCCGTACTTCTCCTTCGTGCAGCAGATCCGGCCCGGCGGCTCGGCGGTGCTCGATGAAATGCTGGTGGGCTGCGCCGTCAAGTCCTGGAAGCTGTCGATCAAGAACTCGCCGGGCCGCGCCAGCGCGATGTGCTCGGCGGAATGCGTGACGACTGGCCAGTACACTTCGCCCAGCGGCATCACGCTTCCAGCCGTTTTCACGCCGCATGAATTTAATGCGGGGATGATCAGCGCCCTGACCTTCAATGGCATAAACTACCTCTCGGGCGGCAGCGCGAAGCAGTTCGTGTCCATGGACGCCTCTTGGGAGAACAACTTCCGCCCTGGTTTCTTTCCCGGCTCCGGCTCTCAGGATGGCTACCAGATCCAGGGACGCTTCGAATGGGGCGACCGCGTCTTCGCGGTGCAGTTTGTGGTGCGCGTCCAGTATGGATCGACCGAGTATTCGAACCTGATCAACCTGACCACCGGGACCGCCACGGTCACCGTGACCCGCGACGCCAACAACTCGTTCACGATGCTCATCCAGAAGATGGGCTTCAACGTCGCCGAGCTTGGCAACACCGATGGAATCGTGACGCTCCAGATCACCGGCGTGCAACTCTACGACCCCACGAACGGCCTGGTCACGATGACGATTGTGACGCCGCAAACCGGCATCTGCCAGTAGGAGGCTTGAATGGAAACCGAAAAGAAAGCAGGCTTCGATGCGTCGAAGCCGTTTGTAGTGCCGATCCTTTCGGGCGGCGAGAAGAGTTGCGAGGTGCGCTTTCCCTCGGACGAGGAGTGGTGCGCCTGGGCGCGTGCGCAGCGCACCGTGCGGCACTTTCTCGGTCGCGGCAAATCCCATAGCGAGGATGTAGATCTGCCGAAGATCAATGCCGAACTGTTCGCCAAGATCCGCATCGACAAGGACGGTCCTGAGTTTGACGATGCCGAAGCCGGCATGGTGATCGGCCGCATCGAGCGCTGTGCCGTGGCAAGCGTGGAGCGCGAAGGGATCAACTATAGGATCGAGATGAAAGTTCCGGGCACCCGCGTGGTTCACGTGCTGCGGATGCCGACCGCCAAGGAGATGCAGGAGCACGAGAGGGCTTCGATGAGCGTGGTCGCCGCGCGGCGCTCTGTCGAGACGCGGGCATTCCTGGAGCCGAGTGGCGCGCTCTATGACAAGCTGCACATCTCGCACGATGGCTACGCCGGTGCGGTGCCGATCGTGCACAAGTCGGCCGCAGTGTCCGAGGTCATCGCGCAACTGGCGATCGAGGCCGACGAAGACCCGGAATAGCCGCGCCCGGCGACTGGCCGGAAGAGCCGGGCGTTCGTTTCCTAATCCGGTCGGTGCTGCAGCAGGGCGGGCTGTGCGCGCGTGAAGAGGATTGCCCCGACCGCGTCTTCCGTTGCCGGAAATGCGGATACTCGTCGCAGACGGAACTGGATGGCTGCCCCGCCTGCGGCGCGGATTGGAGGGCCATCGACGTCAGCCACGGGCCGGGCTGTCCGAAGAACCGGCTCGAAGAGGCGATGGACACGCCCGATGGCGCTCTTGTTCGCCGCTGCTTCCGCATTCTGAATGCGAAGAACATCGGACTGACGATCACGCTGGCTGACATCACGGAAGAGGAGTTCCGGGTGCTGGAGTTGATCGAGGCCGAGCGACAGGCGCAGATCAACAATGGGGACGGCGGCAACAGGAGTTCGCGGTAGCGGGTCAGTCGAGAAACGGCGGTGTCTCGACAATCGCGTAGGGTCTTCTGAAGTTCGTCGCTATTTTCTTGCCACTGCTCTTCAGCCGCAAGTCCTGTGGCGAGTGACCTTTGATCTTCCGCAACGCTTTAACGGAGTAGCTCGTGGTCTTGCCTTCGATTTCAGGCTGCTTAGTGAGGATTCCCCAATAAAGCAATCGCTCGCAGTTCGTTGCGTCCCCGAACACCACGAGCATTGTCTTGCCCTCGACATCCGCCTTACTCCACAGAGCGCAGCCAGTCCTCCAGACCTTCGCTTCAGAAAAAAGGATGGCCCTGCTACTACGCGCTGCCTTTGCGAGTTTGTCTGGATGCGCGATCGTGTAGATGCTGAACTTGAAGCGTTCCCGTGGCATTATGATCTCCCCTGCGGTTCAGTGTGCCAACCATCTAAACAGGATATCCCGGACCGGAAGTGCCTCGGAATCCGATTGGCACACCAGGGGCTCCGCACCAGATTGTTTCTTTCATAACGAATCGCAGATAGTCTATGGCGAGATTCCAAACGGTTCTCAAACGCGCCCGCTTTGTCTACTCGCCTTACACCGCGACCGAGATGCAGGGATTCGCGCAGGTCTTAGCCGATTCGATTCGGTCGCGCATCCAGGGCGGACAAAATATCTACGACCAGGCGGCGGCGCCGCTGAAGCCTGGACTGTCGGGCCGGCGGGGGTACCCAGACTACAAATCCGCGCGAGGTCTCCAGCCCATCCGCGACTGGACCTGGAGCGGGCACACGCTGCGGTGCCTGAAGGTTTTGACTGCGAACGAAGACCGCGCGGCGATTGGGTTTCTTGACGAGGCTCTTTCTGGCCGGCGCCAGACGGCTTCGCAGATCGCCGCCTTCAACAACCGGCGGGAGGCGCAATGGGGCGTGTCGCCGCAAGATCGGCGGGTGGTGCTCGCCGCGTTCCAGGCACGTCCCTTCGTAATGCTTAAGGCAGCGTGAAATGGCAGACCAGGCAGAGCGCGTAATTCTCGAAGCAGAGGATCAGGTCAGTCCAGTTGTGGACAAGGCCAATGCCGGCCTGGATCGCTTCGAGAAGCAAGCGGAATCGTCGCACGGCAAGGTGATTCGGATTTCTGATCAGACGCGCACCAGCGTCCAGCGGCTGATTGCATCGCTCGAAAAGCAGGCCGAAACCTACGGCAAGAGCGGCGTGGAACGGTTGATCACGCAGCGGGATCAGCTCTTGCAGCGATACAATCGCGAGCCACAGGCCATCGACGCGATCACCAAGTCCTACGAAAAGATGATTGCGATGGAGGAGAAGGTCGCGCGTGATGCTCACGCGCTTAAGGCAGCTAAGGAAGCGGAAGAGGCGCTGCTGAAGCAATCGGAAGCCATAAAGGGGTTCGGCGAGCGGGTCAGCCAGTTCATGGAGAATCCGCTCCAGGGAGCGAAGGGCGCGGTCTCGTCCGTGCTATCTGCCCTTGGTCCGTTCGGAATTGCGGTCACGACCGGCGCGGCGGTGCTCGGCACCATCGCGGTATCCGCATTCGAGGCTGCAAAGAGCCTCGGCGAGTACGGCACGCGTGTGAAGGATGCGGAGTTGCGCACTGGTTTGACCGCGAAGGAAGTCGGCCAGTTCGGTTTCGCGGCGCGCGCCGTCGGCCAGGACATATCGATTGTCGAGCGCCTCATGCGCGGCATGGCGCAGGCGGCGAACGACAATTCCAACGAAGGTGAAAAGGCGCGGACAACGATGCGCGCGATGGGGATCGAGTTTCACACCGCTACGGGCGAGATGAAACCCACCTCCGAGATCCTGATCGAGCTCTCGGAGGGACTGAACAGGCTACCGGCGGGGTTTGAGCGGGACGCCGCTGCGATGGCGCTATTCAAGAAGGTCGGCGTCGAGGCGATTCCGTTCATGACGGAGCTGAATGAAAATCTGCGCGTCGCTCACGAGCAGGGCTTCGGGCCGACCGAGGAGGATGTCCACCGTTTCTCCGAATACCAGCGCGAAGTCACGGTACTCGAAACCAAGTGGGACTCGCTAGTCCGCAAGTTCAAGGAGGGGTTGGTCGTCACTGTGACGTGGGTCGGCAAGGGCGTCGATTGGTTCACTGGCGATGATGAACGGCAGCACCGCGAGGAGATCCAGGCGTTGCAGGAGGCCGCGCAGATCAAGTTAGTGGGAGGTTACGGCGCGAGCATGTCGGTCAGCGGCCACCGCAATGAGATGGGCAACATGGAGCGCCAGGCGCCGGACATCATGAAAAACCGCGATGCCACGCTGAAGCGCATCGAGGATCTGCGAGCCGAGCAGGAACGATTGACCCGCGGTTTCGGTATGCTGCAGGCGATCGCTCCCACGCGCGATGAGGAAACGCGTTCGAAGAAGGCGAGCGACATCCAGGACCAGATCCAGCAGTTGCAGAAGATGCTGGAGGATGCCGAGGCAACGACCAAGCGGAGCGATCTGCACGCTGGCAAGGAAGAGACGGAGCGCATTCGTGCCCGGTTTTTTGGCACGCACGACGGCATGGAGAAGGCGTACGCCGACGCCAAGAAGGATGTCGAGCGGTTGCAGAAACAACTTCTCGAACCGGACAAGCCGTTGACAAAATCGCAGGCGCAGGATCTGGATCAACAACTCCACGCGGCGCAAGCTAACGAGACTCGCCGCAAAGCGGCGTTGGATGCGGTGACGAAGGGCGCGGAACAGCTCAAGGAGTTCCAGCGCCAGGCGGCCGAGTTCGAGAAGAAGGGCGATGAATCGGAACTGGACGCGATCGGCAAGATCTATTATCAGCGGGACCAGTTGCTGAAGCAGGCCGCGCTGGTGAAGGCATCGGAAAAGGAGATCGCCGCGATTCGCAAGTCTGCTGACGCGCAGGCGTCGGTTTTGTACAAAAAGGAATGGGAGGCGTTTGAAAAGTACGACGAGAAGCAGAGGGACGAGCGGGTTAAGAGGATGCTCGCGCTGATGTCCCCGTCGAAGGACCAGATGAAGGAGTGGGAGGAGTACTTCGCCGCGCAGGAAAAGATCGAGGACATCGGAGTCCAGACGCAGCGTGAAGATGCTCGGCGGCGCGCGGCGCGATCCGGGCGCATGGCGGAACTGACTGCCGGCCAGGAAACGCCGGTGGCGATGTCCGAAGCCGAAAAGCGCGACCGGGCGGATCGAAAAGAAGTGGCGGCTGCGCAGCAGGCATACCATGCCAGGCTCGACCTGGCGGTCCAACTGGCCGGCATCGAAGCGGAGCGCATCTCGAAAGAAGAGAACGCGGCGAAGCGCTCCGTGCTGGCGGCGCAGGCGCAGAAGGATCTGTTCACGGAACTCGCCCAGGCGCAGGACCAGTTCGAGGAGAAGCAGGCGCAGATCCAACAGAAGCGTCAACAGGAAATACAGTCGCAGATCGACGGGTTACAAAAGCAGGCCGAACGGCTGTTCGATGTCCTGTTCACGAAGCCCAAGAATTTCGGCAAGGATCTGTTCAGCACGATTCACGCCGCAGTGCTCAAGCCAGTGACGGAAACACTGGGCGGCGCGGTGGCGAACGTGGTGCATCCGATCATTTACGGATCGGACGGGCGCAGCGGCCTTAGCGGGATGTTGCGCGGCACCTCCCAGGATCCGGTGCGCGTCTCGACCGACATGAACACGTCGGCGACGATGCAGAACAGTGCGGTGATGGCCAGCTTGACGGCGATTCTTGCCGCGAGCATGGGAGTGGCGGCTCCGTCAACGTCCGGCGGCGCGGCTGGCGTTCCGTCGATCTCGATCCCGTCGATTTCGGCTCCGGCGAGCGCGAGTGCGAGCTTGAGCTTGCCAACGATCATCGGGGGCGGTTTCTCGTTGGGCGGAACGTCGAATGCAGCGGGCGGCGGTGGAAGCTCGGTTTCTGCAGCGGGCGCGCCTGATCTTCATGACCTTCCAATGCGTTCCACTTCAGGGAGCGCTGGATTCAATCCGCTGGGGTTGTTGTTTCCAAGTTCCAGCAAAGGAATGGGCGGGATTGCGGGGAACATCTTCAACCCCGGTGGCCTCACCGGCATGCTTGGAAATTTGAAGAATTCCGTCTACAACTCGGGCGGCATCATCATGGGGCCGGGCGTTGGCACTACCGCAGCGGGAATAGGCGGACCGCTTGGCACGGTTGCAGGTGTGGCCTCGAGCCCGGCGGCGGGCATGGCCGGCCTGATGCTCGGCATCAACGGCGTCCAGCGCCAGGGCGTCGGAGGAACGATCGAGGCCGGTCTAGGCGGCGCGCTCGCGGGCTTCTCGCTGGGCTCGCAGATCGGTTCGCTCGGTGGTCCGATGGGAGCGGCGATCGGCGCCGGTGCCGGTGTCCTCGCAGGAGTCATCAGTTCGGTGTTTTTCGAGTCTCCGCAGAAAAAGGCTCACGACGACATCCAGCAAATCTACGGCGTGAACATCCCGCAGAACAGCGGCACGATCAAGCAGGTGGTGCAGCTCGCACAGTCGCAGTTTGGCGGGGATATCGCGGTGGCCGTGCGGTCGCCAAGCGTCCGTCAACTGGTGATGCTGTACTCGGAAGCCACCGGCCAAAAGATGCCGCTGTCGGCCACGACGCCGTACGCGGGGAGCCTCGTGGAGCAAGGCGGCAAAGTCTACCAACAAGCCAGCTATCAGGATGGCCAAGCGCATGTCTACGCCTCGAATATTCCGACTCTCGGAGGGATCGCGGCTGGAACCTATCCGACGCCGGGCGGTCCGAACACGTCTGGCGGGAGCGGCGCGACGTACATGTCGCTGAACATCAGCGGCAACGACGCCGCGAATTTCATGACCGGCCAGTTCGTGACGCCGCAGTTCGTGACCGACCAGGCGATGGCGGCGCAGTATTCGAGCTACGGGCGCACGCAGCAGTCGGCCAATATGCAACTGCCCGGTTTGACAGTGTCCTAATACCGGTTTCATCACCCCACAACTAGGATCGATCATGCGGAAACTGCTTCTCCTTCTTGCGTTCTGGCTATTGTGCGCCCCGCTGTGCCGGGCACAGCCGGTGCTGACCACGATCCAAGACACGCTCTACAACGTCGATGGGTCGCTGATGGATGGCAACATCATCGTGACCAACGCGGCCTTCTCAGTCGGGGGCGTGCCGATCGCGCGCGGCGCTCGTGCCTTTCCGATCACGAACGGCGTGGTCAACATTCAACTCGCGCCCACGGATCACGCGAGCCCGGCCATCGTTTATACGATAAACACGGTCTCGAACGGGCAGACTTCGACGAGCGTTTGGTCGGTGCCGACACTCCCGTCGTCCCGGTGCCCATCGGGGACCTGCACCATCGTGCAAGTCACGACCCTTTACACGCCCGGCCCGACGACGACGGTCGCGCTCTCGCAGCTCTCCACGCAAGGTGCCACGAACGGGCAGCTCATCTGCGACAGCAGCGGTGTGGCCGTGTGGTGCAATCCGGCGGCCTCGGGAGTCACATCGTTCAACAGCAGAAGCGGCTCGGTCACACCCGCAGCGAATGATTACAACTTTAATCAGCTCGTGGGTGCAGCTTCGGTCGGCCAACTGCCGACAGGAATCCCGACCGCCAACATCGGAGGAGGCAGCGTCGGGAATACGGCTTTCGGATACGTCGCCAACTTGACGAGCGATGCGCAAGCTCAGCTCAATGCGAAGCTCGCCGCGGCGAACAATCTGTCCGACGTAGGCAGTCCAGCTACGGCGCTGTCGAATCTCGGTGCGCTTCCTAAGGGTGCGGTCGTCACGTGGATCGATCAGTATTGCAGTGTGCCGGGAACCTATGACGACACCTGCTTCTCCGGCGCGTTCACCGCAGCTGGGTCTGCGCAGAATGTGACCTTCATAATGGGTCCGAATACCTATACGCTGCAAAACGGGCTCTCGATCTCCAGCAGGACGGGGTGGACCGTCATGGGCCTGAAGGCTCGCAGCAAGCTCACTGTGAAAAATGGATTGAACGCTGCGATGTTGACGCTGAACTCGACCACCGATTTCGCGATGAGGGATGTGTTCGCCGACGGAAATTATACGAATCAGACGAGTGAAACCTCGGTGATCTCGGCGACGAACATCATCGGTCTGATCGTCCAGGGAAACAGATTCGCGAACGTGAAGGGCCGTGCGGTGGTGGTGAGCAACTCGTCTCCTGATTCCAGCGACGGACTGTTCATCGCGGACAACATCATCTCGGGCACCACAGATTCCGCGCTCTATCTGACGCTGTATCTGGACGCCCTGACGATCGTCGGCAACCGGATCGACGGCGTCGGCATCGATGGAAGCAATCCGCAGAAGTCGGCCGCGATCTACGTCACCAAGGGCGTAAGTTTCGGACACCTCCTCGGGGCGGGCTACAGCGGGAATTACGTTATGGCCTCGCCCAACGTCAACGGCAATACGTTTCTCCAGTATGGAATTCTGTTCGATTCGATCGGCGGACTGCCGGTCACGGACATGACAAACTCGTACACGAACATCCAGACCAACTGCGCCGCCATCAACTCTGGCCTGACCTGTGTCACGGGCGTCCCCAGCATGGTGAGCGGGAACCCGACCCAGATTTACCCCCTCGGCTACTGCTCCTCGGTCGGCGCGACCCCCATCCCGAGTCCGCACTTCGTGGGATCGAGCACGGCGATGCAGTGCATCTCGGTCGGAGGCACCGCGATGGCAGCGGTCCCGTTGGCCCACGGAGGCGGCGACGTGTACGTTTCGATGTTGGTTGAACCTCCGGTGACGTACCTGTCGACGACCTTGTCCTTGGGTGGTTACACGGATGCTGCCGGCGGCAACGTTGACTTCATCGCTTTCATGGCGTGCGCGCCGTTCAGCGTTTCCAGTGGGCCGACTTTTCCGGCCATGCTTTCAGGTTCGGCCTCGCTTCCGGTGACGTCGGGCGGCAGCAGCTCGTCGATCAGCAGTTCCTCGGTCAACGAGTTCGCCCCGCCGTACAGTCTCGGCATCAACTCGACTTGTCAGATTCCAACGGGAGCCGTGATCACGCGCCAGTATCGGCGCGGCAGCAACGCGGCTGATACGAACACCGGGACCTTATGGATTGTTTGGGCCAAGTACGAACAGAACTTCAGGGTCCAGTAGACATGCCCGGAAACATTCAATTCGCCGTGCCGAGCGGAGTGATGCCGGCATCACTCTGCACGGCATTCACGGAGCTGCGCGAATACGTCCAGCTTCAGAACCAGTATCACGACGGGACCGTCCAGCGATCGCAGCTCGCGCAGACCTCGCGGCGAACCTTCCGGCTCAGCAAACGACTGACCGCGTCGCTGCTGTCGGCGCTGTACAGCTTCTGGGGTTCGCAGAATGGCGGTGTGACGCCGTTCGCGTTCTACAATCCATTCGACGTGGCGTCGGGCCAGCAGATCGGCAGCAACTTCGATTCGACCGGCAACAACACCCAGGGGCGCGTGACCGTCGTGTTCCGAGGCAACTGGGCGCAGGCCACGGATGTCGCGCGGACAAACGTGCAGGGGTTGGAACTGGTGGAAGTGGCGTAGACAGATCTTTTCGCGAAGCCTGCGGCAAAGGACTGTGCAGATGTGAGATATGCTCGACTGCAGGACATCGCACTCGCTATAGCCATCCTGGACACTGACTTGCCGAGTGGTGAGCAGGGTTTCCATGAAGCAGGGGGGGGTGGCGAAATCGGTTAATCGGTATAGGTGTTAGGCATGAACAATCCATGACCAATATTCTGAATTGGATCACCAGGAATCCGTCTGCCGTTGCGCCACTGGCTTCCGCCGTGATCGCCGCATCGGTGGCCCTGTTGGTCTTCGCGATCACCCAATTTCTTACCCACAAACGGGAGCGTACCCAGTTCTTGACGCCTAAACTTGAGGAGCTTTATCTCCTTCTTAACAAGGTCGCAGAAGACAATACGAGGTTCTTCAAACTCATCTATCTTAGTCTCGAGGGCAGTCCTGACGCGCGGCACGAGATAGGATCGATTGATGATCTCGATCTGTATGGTCACTCGACAGCCAAGCGGATGATCATGTATATCCGCCTGTACTTTCCCCGTCTGTCTCGGATACATCAACTGCTTTTTGCCGCGCAACGCGACCTCAACCAGTTCGTCTTCCAATTGCACTCAGAGACGCCCCCGGATCTTGTCAATGTGGTGAATGCTAGCGGACGAGTCGGTCATTTTCTGAGGCTGATGGAAGAAGAAATCATCAGTAACCGGGATCATCTTCTGGGCGATTATTTCATTCCGAGGCGATATAGAGACACAACACAAGACGCCATCAAAGCGGAAATCCCGCCTCCGGATGGCCCCATAATGAATTTGCCGGACAATTCATAAAGCAAAATCCACGGCTCCGGGGCTTTCTCAATCTTCAGGCCCTATCTCGCCTTCGTTCAGACTGTTCCCCCCTCGCAAGTAAATGGCAGACACTATCGGCCGGATCACCGTCCCCACGGTGATCAACTCCGGCCAGACATTTCCGCTCACCACGCAGTACCCGTTTGGCTTTTCTGTCGAGCGCCCGGTGATCGTGCACCGCTTCGGCAGCCTTGATGCCAAGCAAGAGCAGCGGTATTACGTCGGCATTGGCCCGCGCAAGTTTCAGTTCAAACATCCGAATCTCAACTGGACTGAAGGAAAGCAGCTTCGGGATTTCTGGGAGTCCATGCAGGGACCGTGGCAGGCTTTCACCTACACCGTCCCCAATCCCGATGGAACGACCTCCAGCGTCCTGGTGACCTTCGAGCAGACGCCGATCTCCTTCGAGTATCTGCGCAACGCGGTCCAGGTTGGATTGAATCTCATCGAGGTCGTCGACCCGACATCAGCACCCTCCTACACGATTACTTCCACCTGCGTGCGGTTCCCCTCGACCGCTCTCTCCACGGCGCTCCTTTCCAAGGTTCAGCAGATCGTCCCACTCATCCATATCCGCGTGCGTGACTCCGCGGTTGCGGACATCTATCTCTCCGACCGACGCGTCACAGTGGGCGGGCAGTTATACCTGCCACGTCTGATTGGGATCGGCGAGCCCGGCTCCGACGTTCTGATCTCTCAAGACATCAAAGGCACCTCGGACAACGTCCGCTTCACCTTCGGCAACGGCGACCGCGTGATGACGCAGCTCGCCAACGATACGGACTTGAAGTACGCCGAGATCGATCTCTGCCTCTTCCACGTTAACTCCGGGATTTTGCTGCAGCTTTGGAAGGGCGTCATCCAGAACTTCACCAGCGACGGGACGCCGATCTTCCCGGTGACGTGCTCGGACGGCTTCTTCCAGATCATGAACCAGTACCCGGAGCGGCAGGTCAGCCGCCAGTGCTGGAAAACCTACAACGACGGCGTGAACTGCCCGTGGGCCACGAAGGGCCGCAGCTCTTCGGCGGTAACGGCGGCGGGTGGCGATCCCGCAACCTGCGACTACTACCTCGAGTCGGCGAACGGCTGCCAGGTGCACGGAATGGCTCCCTATTTCGGCGGGCACCAGGCCGACCCGCAAGGCGTCGTCATCAAGGACGACTCGACCGGCTTTCTCGGCTTCGGCCGCAACGTCGTCACCGCCACGTCGATCATCTCAGACACGGTCTGGGGGCTGGCGCTTCCCGAAATCTGGTGTAACAGCGGCGGCAATCCGCTCTTTGCCTTCTTGGCGACCGCGTTGATGGTCGATTACCGTGATGAATCGGGCTATGCGGACTCGCTCGGTATCTTGAGCGCGGGACCTCTTGGTGGATTCACGGCGTCGATGGTTGTGACGAATGCGGACGGCTACCGTTACGTAGTCGCCCCGATGGTCGACGGCTACCTCTGGCAAGGACTGAAGGTTAACGGCAACCTGAACGTCACGAAATTCCAGCCTGGATACGGTCTTCGATACATCGTCGGCAAGGACCCAGCGATTCCGACTACCGACTACTTCTCGCTCGGGCAAGGGTCGCCGCAGGTTTGGGAGCCCAACGTTTATGCGGCGGGCACCGCGGCCTGCGAGATTCGCATCGTCAAGTCCACTACGATTCAGCCGAGCACTCCCGACCAGCACCAGATGACGGTCCCGATCGATTACGGGATGTGGGGATGGACGTGGGACCAGAGCGGCAACCGGACGGCGGTCCAGGGACTGATCAATCCGTTTTGGATTGCGGTGAACATGGTGCTACGCGCGACTGCGCTGTACGGCGATCCGTCCACCGGCTCAGACCCAGGAGGGGGATCAGGCCCGGCTTCATCAGACCAACTCGCCATGTTCGTACTGCCATCGCTAATTGTGGGCGATGGCAGCGGCGCGGCCGAGATCGCCGCTACCCAAGTCGCCGCCATTCTCGGAACCGGAACCGAGACGCAGTTTCAGTTTCAGGGAATCATCAGCGCCCAGAAGCCGTTCCGCGACTGGCTCACCGAGGTCCTGAACTGTTGCTTGGGATTCTACACGTGGGAGTTCGGGCAATTGAAGCTTGGCTGCCGAATCAACGCGAGCGCGGTGGATGCGTACACGCTAGCTAACTCGCTTTATCAAACCCTGCGGTTGACACCGATCCAAGCTGGCTTCGAGCACCTGGTGATCTCGTTCGCCGACGTTGCCTATCAATACCAGGCGAACACGGGCGAGTATTGCGACAAGAGCCACGCGGCTTACTACGGGCGCGCGGGCTCTCCGCTGACCACCCAGATGCATTCGGTGGGGTGCTCGACGCTGAGCCAGTCGCTGCGCATCGCGGCCACGCGCACACGCGAGGAACTCGGCGGCGTGACTCCTGCGGAGTGGCGCGATGCGCGAACTGCTGCGTGGCAGACGACACTGCTCGGTCTGGGCAACGAAGTCGGACAAGTGGTGTCGATGACACACCCGGATATTCCGGGCGTTCACGGAACGTGCAATGTTTCCGGCAGCACGGCGACTTGGGTGAGCGGCGATCCCTGGACCTATGCAGGGACCGCGACGGGAGACGCGGAGCTGCTTAATAAAGAGATCCTGATCGGCGGCTTTCAGGTGACGATTACCGCCGTCGCCAGCGACGGCTCGACGATCACCACATCTCCGGCCCCTCCAAACGAAACCGGTCTGGCTTTCCAGGTCGTCACGATGTGTTTCCGCATCCAGCGCTGGAGCCTGAAGAAGGACTGGTCGGTGCAGATCGAGGCACAGACCGTCACAGCTTCCATGTACGACCTGGACGTCGGGCCGAAGCCGATGGACGTGGTGCCTGCGCCCCTGCCTGCGCTGTTCTATCCGATTCCGCTCGGGCCGGTTTGGGCGCCATACCAGGTGCAGGCGTCTTCTAGCGACGCGCTATTCCCCAGCGAGTGGACTTTCGACTCCGACCAGGAATATACGACGCTCGCCGATGGCAGCGCGCTCGCGAGCCTGATCGTCACCGGCAAACTTCCGGTGAACGAGTTCAGTGCCACGGGTGCAGGCGCGCCGGGAATCGGATCGATTACACAGAGCGCGACCGGCGGATCACTCGCGGTTGACGTCACCTTGTGGGTCGCGATCTGCGCGATTGATTCGAACGGGCTTCCTTCCGCGCCATCGAATATCGCGATTATTGGAACCGGAACGGCGGCGGGAGGCTCGTTCACGCTCGACAACATCACGTGGCCAGCAGTCTCCGGACTCGCCTCTTATGTGCTGTTCGTAGGAACGCAACCCGACCTGATCTGCGAACAGGCAACCGGCACTTTGACGGCTGGCAGCGGTAACACCTACACGCCCGCGTCGATCACGTTCGGTGGGCCGGTAGTGCGCTCGACGTGGGCGCTGCCGTCGCCGTACGTCGCCAAGGTTCGAATCAAAGCTAAGCTCCTGGTGCACTCTGGCGTCGCAGGCGTCGCGGTTACCACCGTCTCGACGGACACCCTGGTTTGTTCCGAACTGGTCGATACTTCCTCCACGCCATTCAGTCCCGTCGGCCGCATTCTTTCCGTAATCGGCAGGCCCAACGGCAGCACACCATTCGCGAGCTTCAACATCACAGCGTTCGTGCCCACCACAGGGACAATCACTCTGGACCGAGATCCCACCGGGATTGTAAACGTGGGCGACGCCGTCGTCATCCGCAACAAATCGAGCTTGTCGAGCACGGCTGCGTCTGTGACTCAGGTCACCGACCCGGGCTACCAGAACGTTGCGAACAGTTATGGTGGCATGGCCGCTGGCGCAGAGGTTGGCAATCTGATTCGCGTGATCGCTGGCACAGGACGCGGCCAATCGCCAAGCACGATCACTGCGAACACATCGACGCAGTTGAGCTTCCAGCCGCCGTTGCTCATGGACGACACCTCCATATGGATCGTTGAGGCACCCGGCTGGTCTTTCCAAGCCGATTCGACCAGCATCGACAACGCGAACCCGCTAACGCCGGTCAGCCTCTCGGTGCCGACTGCGAACTTCATCGACCAGCCAATGCTGATCGCCGGCTTCACCGTGGACGTGAACGGGAACGAATCTCCGGATGGCGACCAGCCTTTCCGCGAGGACTGGATTTACGGGGAAGTCGGCGCGCCGTCGGGCGAGATGAAGATCTCGATTCCCGGCACGCTCGCGATTGGAAGCGACCTTGGCCCAGCGGCGTTCTACACCTCCACCGTTTCGTTACAGAACGGCGTGACGTGCATGGTGAAGCAGGCACCCATCGGCGCAGACCTCGTGATCCAGGTTTATGCCGGAACCACATTGTTGTTCACGGTGACGATCGCGGCGGGCACCACGGTCGGCTCTGCTACTGGCACGCCCGCAATCGGCCCGGAGACGCCGGTCATCATAAATCTCACCGCCGTCGGCACGACGTTCCCTGGATCGGACCTCACAACCGCGCTGTCGTAA